AAACACGGCGTCGAATTTAGGCTGGGCCATGGCCACTGTATCGCTGGTAAAGAACTCAACCTCTTTGTCAGAACTGCTATGAGTTCCGGCTGTTACTGGCTGACGCCACACAAGCTTAAGTCCTATGTCATTTGGTTCGGCATCAGTGTCATACTCCCCATTACCGGCATAAAAAGCCGCGTCTTTCATCTGCTTCTCTGACGACGGGTAATTACTGACATATACGGAGAAAGTCCCATCCATGCCGTCAGCATGCAGGTCTTGAGTGACCCCATAGAGGGTGATTTTCGGGTTTCCGTTCTGCGGCTGCCCAACACGGTCTGGGTGTCCAGTTATAAGGTAGAACCACGTGTATTGATAACGTGTATTGGCAAATGGAATAATATCAGGAGAGGCGCTGCTACTGTTTTTGATCTTTGTTATCGTATCGAATTGGCTGGGCACTCGCGGCTGGGTCGGCCAAGAGGTGCTAGTGTCATATGGGTAGGTAGTTAGCGTAACCCCTGTGATACCCTGTGCTTTCACGGCGTTGTTGAAATAGTCGCAGAGATCGGCTGATGTAGCATTAAAGGGGATTGCGTCAGTTGTAAATATCTCGCCAGTATCTTCTCTTTTAATGCGAAGCCTACAGCTTCCCCTGCTGGCGATCTGTGTTCTTCGTATGCGGAAATAGTCAGTCCTGTGTCGAGTGAATGGAAATCCACCTTGGATATTAATGGCCCTGCTGTAGAAACGGTGAGCAAAGAACGTTCTTTCGTTTTCACTTACCGTGCCGCCCAAAGATAGGCTTGAGCCATTGCAGGTAATCTGAGCAACATTAGTCTTCGCTAATGTACCAGTAAACGTGACAGTCCAAGGCCCGCCGTTATTTCCGGTAACTGCAATATCACCAACTTCTAGGTTTGACAGGGCTTCTAGCGCTGACTGTACGTCAGATGAAGAGGCATCAAAAGCGATAGCAGATGTAGTTTGCCCACTATATGTTAGCGTAAACGTGCCACCCGTAGCATTGATTGTAATCTTCTGTATCTCATTCTGGCCAAGATCGCCAGTCCTAATGATATCATCATCTCTCTGGATGAACCAGCCGTAACAACCGTTTTGGTTAATGAGGGCTAGTGTGTCATATCCCATCACCCTGTCAGTTCTTACGTGTGAACCTGAAGCAACGTGAATGCTGATGTTACTATTCCAAGATGATCTGGAATAAGGAGAGTCGGTCTCTAAACATTTCAGGGTTGGGTCTGGAGATCTGTAAACCCACTCGTAGTTTCTCCTGAAGAACCCTTGCTCAGAACCGTCTGTTCCGCTAGATTGTAGTACTAACCCTCCACCCTCAAGCTCTTGGTCTGTGAGGTATCCGCATGGTGGACCACCTGAATAGCACGGGTCTCCACTTGACGCTAAATAAAGAGTCTTACATTCGTATATACAACTATTGATTTCTTTGTAGTTATATTCAGTTACATCTAAAGCACCGCTGACGTGGAGGGATTTAAAGAAGCCAGCTCCCCATCTTAGGTCTGGGTGTCCAAGCTGAAAGTTGTCGTTCCATAGGGGGACAATGCTTCCACTGGAAGTAATGATGCCGTGATTTCCAGATGGCGTATTATTGCCAACGCCTATGGCTCCGCCGCTTCCTAAGAATAGCACATCTTTGTTTCCGGCAGATGTTGATCTAGAGATAGTGAAGTCGTTGCCGGAAGGATAGTTAAGTGATCGGGAGGCTAGGATATGTCTCCACCGCCTGTCTGAGTGACCCAAATTGAACTGGTCACTACCAGAAGGTGTTATATCTCCACCAACCTGTAGCTTGCCGTAGTCGTCTAGACCGCTTACAGCAACCCCTAATTTCAGCCTGATCAAGTCGCCGTGAAGAAGGGGTATCAGTCCTGAACCAAGAGGGTTGTCACATACAGACTGACTATTTACGTCGTGACTTCCGAGGTAGAACTTGTAGCTGTCATTTGGGTTTATATAGTAGCCAGCTCCGTGACCAATTGCAATGTTAAGGTTTCCTTCCTTAACTCTATGCAAACTGAAGTTACCAACCCCTACATTACCAGAACCAAAAACAGCGCCTGCAACAGCGCTGTTACCAATACCAATGTTGTCATGCCCGTATAGCGCACAGCCTAGTGCGTGTGAACCAACGGCTGTGTTTCTAGCCCCGGTATAAATATCCATAAGGGCTGAATAGCCAAAGGCGGTATTGTCGATACTTTTGTATCCGGGCAAGTCTAGCTTGCCAATAGCTTTATCGCCAGCCCGTGTTGTTCTGGTGTCTACCGTACCAAAGTTTTTAGAAAATAGGTTGTGGTCGGCGGTAAGTAAGTGTACAGAATCAGCGAGGTCAAGCATGTTTTGCCTGACATCTCGCGGAGATACTAAGCCGGTTGAGTTATCGACTATATCTCTTGTTATATTTTCTACAAGCTTTAGCTTATTCAGAATCATCGGAGACTACCTTGTTTATTTGAAGCTAATTTCTAAGGTACCAACATCAAACTTAACGTTGTCTCCTGTATAAATTAGTCTTGGATTGTCCAGTTCCGCCCACATTAATAGATTTCCAGTTCCAATTGTGGAGTTATCTACTAAGGCTACACCTGACACCCATCCCCAGTCTGTAAGGGCTGTATTAAAAATAATTTGCCCACTATTTCTGATGACGCCACTTCCCGCGTCCCAGTCATCTGATACATATGACCACCTCTCGTTTGAGGGTGCTCCTAGTGTTACTCTGGAATATCCAGTACCTGAAGATTGAGCGCCTAGAGTAGGTTTGCCTAGATAATCAATACCGCTACATAGTTCAGGAAGGGAGTTTGTTACTCCTGTGTAAAGTTGACCGGCTCCTGTATGCGCGTCTTGTGGCACTCCGCTAGTCAAGGCAACAGAGATATTTTCAGGTTTTGGAAAGCTATACCCTCTAAAAAGGTAGTTTAGTAGGCCTGATTCTAAATAATCAGAGAGTGCGTTTGCCATTTTAATCTCCTATAAAGTCGTCCTAAAAGAACATGTTCTATTAGTATATACACATAAAAAAAGAGCCACCCCCGTTTATTTGGGGGCGGCTCAACATGGGTGCAGTTAAAAAAGAGTACTTTTAGGCCTAGAAGGAGCCTAGGATAACCCTTCTGTTGTCAAGTACACCAAAACCAATCTCTGCCCAGCCGTAGAAGCCAGCGCGCTGTTGACGATGAAGAGTAGGATCTTCAAAGACTTCTAGCTGCTGCTTAACAGGCATAACAAAGCTGTCGCGGTTTGACAGGTCTAGTCCAACGACAAGCTCAGAGTCTGCGGATTGGACTGCACCACCAAGCTCATTGGTGAAGAAGCTCTGATACTCTTGGCCTTCGCCAAGCTCATCAAGGGAGTGGAGGTTAACACCAAAGATACGGGTGATTGGGGCACCCTCTGCATCAGCGGTGTAGATTTCACGGCGGGTTACTTCGTCCACCTGATCCATACCCCAGTTACGAACATCTTCAAGAGCTTCTGGGCTAACGTACAAGTCAGTTAGACGACCACGGCCAACTGAAGCACTGTTACCGCCAGAGTTACGACGCATGACAGTCTGCATCAAAGAGACAATTCTCTTCGTAAACATACCGGCAGTTGCATCGCCATCGTAGACCAAGATGTTACGGTCAACACCAGCAGCAAGAAGTGTGTGCCAGCCATCGTCATTCATTTTCTTGACGAATCCAGCTTCCATCACTTGCATAGCTCGTGATACAATATCCCAGCGAGCTTCTCTAGCATATCGCAAGAGGTAGTCGATTGAGGACGTGATGCTATACGTAGGAATAGTCACGTAGTCACTCTCGACTGCTCGTTCTGGAATTCTACCGTGTCCGGGGTTGGTATAAGCAACATGGTCGCCTTCCATACCCGGAGAAATCAGGTCTAACGGAAATTCAGTGGTACTCCCCGGTTCAACATTAATGGTTTCAAAAATGTCGCCAAGGATATTACCAACAAGTACGCCCTTTCTTAATGGAAGCTCCAACGCTTTAGCAAATTCCCGCTGAGCGGCAACTGCGACATTCACGTCGGTATCTCCTGTTTTGCGAAGCAGGGCAAGATGATCTTCGCTAGGTCTATTAAAAGTAGTCATTTTTAGATCTCCTTTGTTTAGGTTGGCTTAGGAATCTTGTCCGAAGTTAGGTAGGTTCACTTCAACCTTTGCGTAACCATCCTCGTCCTTACCGGTCAAGAATCGTCCAATAGCAAGGCTACCAGATGCACCAATATTAGATGCAGCAATAATGTTACCGTTGTCAGTAACAAATGCTACATTGCCAGCAACAGGTGTGCCGGTAATCATATTGGTTACAACCCAACCCTTACGGAGAACTGTAACTTTTCCACCTAGTTGAACTTCATCTTTGAAGTGGTTTAGGTGGGTTCTTGTTAAGTCTTTGTTAACTACATCATTAAGCAAAATGCCCACTGGAACGTGGGATGTAGTGACTGTCGCTTGGTAGCGAACTTTGTTCACACCTTGGTCCATAGCGGCACCAGATGCGGTAGTACCATCATGACAAACTACTCCACCACGAGTTGCAGCAGCGGCATCGTAGAAGAAGCTAATGTCAGTCTGGAGTTCATTTCTATCTGCTTTAAGAGCCATTTTTAGATCTCCTTTATAGAGTTTTACTTAGTGTTTGTTCTCAAAACGTTTTCGGAAAGCCACTCAGCTAGACTAGCTCTGGTGTCTTGTAGATCGTCTTCTTCAGCTTCAACTAATGTTGCTTCTGAAGATTCTACTTCGTCAAACATTTCTTCCGTAGCTTCAGCTTCTTCTGATTCATCAGCTTCTGAAGTTTCAGATGCTTCTGCTTCCACTTCCACTTCTGCTTCAGCTTCAGCATCCTTCTTTTTTTCTTCGTCTTCCTTTTTCTTTTTCTTGTCGTACCACTTGGCAACGATAGCATCAAATGCTTCGTCTTCAAGAGCATCATAAAGAGCAAGAGATTCTTCAGCTTCTTCTGCATCAAAACCTGCGTCTACAAGGCTGGCTAAACGTTTTTGTTGACGTTCTTTTTGTTTCCAGTCTTCTAGGGTTTTGTGAGCTTCTGCTAATTCTTCGCCTTTTTGTGCTAGAGCTTCTTCCAGCTCAGCGATCTTTGTTTGTGAAGCTTCAGCAGCTTCTTCGAGAGCAGTAATAGCCTCAGCCTTTTCGGCAATATCGCCTTCAAAAGCTTCAATCGTAGATGCAAACTCTTTATCTTTTGCTCCTTCGATATCTTTCTTCATAGCTTCGTTTTGAACCTTAGCGGCCTTAAGCTCAGCCTGAAGGTCGGCAACCTGCTTCTCTAACAGATTCTGATTATCGGACATTTCTTTGTCTCCTATTGAAAACTCAGTAAATTTATTTTCATCATCTACTAGGAATGCTTTACTTGAGTTAAGGATAATACTTCTTGGGTTTGCTGGCTTAGAAACTAAACCCTTCCCAGAAAAAGAAATACTCCGTAAAGCTCTACCTATCTTATATCCTTCGTACTCTCCGGTTCCGCCATAAGACCTTAAGTGCTTAGTAAGAAACGCCGATGACTCGTTTCTTTCTAGTAACTTTGATTCTCCTTTGGGGTCAACAAGGGCATAATCAAAACCTGCAAAAAGGCACTCCATGGATACGAACCATTTCCCGTCCTCTATTTCAGCAATTATTTGCTGCATCCTTTCTCTATTCTCTGGTCCCGTCCAGCTATTATACAGAACTGCTTCAGTAATAATATCGAAGCTTTCGGGGCACTCGGCATCAGCCGATACTTTGTTTCCGTTTCTATCAATAACGTAACTACTTGTTATATGCCCGATGATATCGTTCTCGTCGTGCATAAAGTTAAATTGTTTATCTTCTGGTGTAGTTCTAGCCGCCCAAGTAATTCCGGGCTGAAATACATCATCGTT